CCTTATTATGCACAGCTCGATCCTGCGGATAGTTAATGTACCCTTCTTTCATTGGGATATTATCGACCCTCAGATCCTTCATAGCACCAATCTCTTTTAAAATCTCCCAACAAAATAAAGTGCAGTCAGCCCCTTTTCCCTTTATAGCAACTAAGTGCCTATGTGGAGTTCCTTTCCATTCATAAAGGAGCTTCCGAAGCTCTTCTCTTTTTTCTTCCGAACTAAAATATTCTTTCATTACGTTCCCATCCACGTAGAGGGATTATCCCTTGGAACATCCTCAAAATTTAAACAGTTATCTAAATTATTAAACTTGGTTTCACAAGTGACCCGTGTCCCATCACACCCTGCCGAAGCTGAGATTACAGATCCGGAAATAAGGCCAACTATTGGGTATCTTAAAGTTACAATATTACCAACATGAGCGGTCACCATTCGCTGATAGGTACCAAAAGTGAGATAACCAAGAGTATAATAACCATCAGCTTGTCCACCTAACACCGGAACAGTTAGATTTATACCAGTAGAATCCAAGCTATATATGGTTGCAATAGTCGTGAAATCAGCTCTTACCAGACCGTCTCTACCACAAGTATTAGGATCGTATAAAGTATGTTGACACTTAACTCCGTATCTATATCTTGGAATAACTTGTTTAAGAAAATGATCAAACCCAACGCACCTCACTTGGGCTTCTAAACCCTTAAAACCAACACCGGCTACCTGCCCAATGAACGTGGGGGAAATTTCAATAGGAGACATATCCCGGTGTATTTTATGAACAGAAACCCATATAAGACTTACCGGAATAGCTGCAACAAATTCAGCGATTGGTTGTTCTACCTTCGCTATACTTATCATCATTGTATTTGCTTCAAGTTTAGTATCATAAGTAACTGGACCTCTATTCAACGTTGCCGGGACATAGGTGTTACCCCCATAAACCACAGCAACATCACCATCGGTATGATACCAGTGACTACTCTCATACCAAAAGTGATATAACTCGCCAGGTTGACGTTTACTGCCTTCTTCTTTATCATAATAAGCTTGTGTCTGACTCTTCATAAAAAACCTATGTTGCCCATGTTGAACTTGATGAACTGGACGAGCTGCTACTACTACTCGAACTTGAAGAGCTACTCGAACTTACCGAACTACTGCTGCTACTAGAGCTACTCGAACTTCGACTGCTTGAAGATGAACTAGAACTGCTACTCGATGAACTTCGGCTACTACTACTATTTGAACTTGACGAAGATGAACTACTCGAGCTACTGGAAGATAGGCTGCTACTAGAGCTGCTTGAACTACTCGAACTGGAACTAGAACTGCTTAGTGACGAACTCGAACTACTACTACTCGAACTTGATCGAGAAGACGACGAGCTGCTGGAACTAGATGACGATAAGGAACTTGAACTGCTGGAACTGCTGGAACTTGAAAGGCTACTCGAACTACTACTACTACTTGAACTTGATCGAGAAGAAGACGAACTGCTACTACTACTTGAGCTACTACTTAATGAAGAAGACGAACTGCTTGAACTGGATGACGACAGACTACTCGAAGATGAGCTACTGGAACTGGAGCTACTCGATGAAGAACTCGAAGATAAAGAACTACTGCTACTACTAAGCGAACTAGACGACGAACTAAAACTCACCGAGCTACTAGAAAAGGAACTGCTACTACTGGATCTACTGCTACTACTTGAACTGCTTGATGAACTGGAACTCTTACTGCTACTGGAACTGGATGAAGACAATGAGCTTTTACTACTACTCGAGCTACTACTGGAACTGGAACGAGAAGAAGAACTCCGACTGCTGGAACTTATCGAAGATGAACTACTAGATGAGCTGCTACTACTTTTCGAAGATGAACTAACAGATACAGAACTAGAACTCACACTCATAGAACTCGATGAGGAAGAGCTACTACTACTGCTTCTACTACTGCTACTTGAAGAAGACGAACTAGACGAGCTTGAACTACTACTGCTACTTGAAGAGGAACTACTCACACTTGCACTACTTGACGAAAATGAACTGGAAGAACCTGTTTCAGAAATAAGAGTTTTTGTCTTCACTATAGTTCCAGCAATAGTCTCCGAATGATATCTTATTCCAATACCATCCATATTAAATCTACAAAGAGGAAGAAACGATACTGTCAAGGATGATAACTCAGCGGACGTACATGCTTTACCAATAGCCGAATCTATAACAAGCGTCGAATTATTTGTAGTTTCTTGCACAGCACGATATTTTTGAGTTCCATCAGGAAAAATAAAAACCACGTTATCTCCAATGGAAGGACCGCCCCAATCGGATTCCCAATATGAGGTATAGTCTATATCCTCCATAGTAAAAAACGTAGTATCTGTATCAAAGGCCGTAGTAATTACAATATCTTTAACCCATGTGGGGCAATAAAAATCTCCCCAGCGACCTTTCATATAATCAAAAAACTGTCGAAAGGTATAAATCTCCGTCTGTGAAAACATATTATAAAGAAACTCAGAAGCAATAATAGATTCGAACCAGAGAGTCCCTGTATAAGTTTTTCCAAGAAAAGCCATCATGTCATAGTCATAAGCGAAAGACTTAGAAATATTTCTTGCCCAGTTAGGTTCTAAATCAAATACTGGATAACCACCGTAAGTTGGAAAGGCTGCAATACTGCCATCATAGGACTTTGTTATACCACTATCATATTCTTCTTTAAAATAAACCATGTATTGGCTCTTACCACTCGTTTTAAACAACATATCTTGCGAGGTTTCAAGCCGAGCCTGAAACATTGGATATACTTGAGCCCCAGAAGCCCAATCGCCAGTCACCCTCGTTGTCAAGGCTATCCAAGTATTCGTAAACTCTTGTATCTCATGGTATTCGTAAAGGCTTGGTGAAGAATATAATAGACAAGGACCACCAACTTCAAAATGCCTGTATTGTGTAGATACTACGTTTAGCTCTCTCGTTCCAGAACTAACCGATGAAGAAAGGGTAGTTCTCTCCGGCCATAAAGGAACTGCGAATATATACGGAATACCTCTGTATAAGTTCCTTTGGATAATCGCAGACTCTACTTGGCTAATAGTTTCAACATTGAATTTAAGCATCTTACGAGGCCAAGTAAAAAGGGAAGAACGTTTTTCCATACCATACTTATTGGTCTGAATATGTGTTCTCCACTCTCTCTGTAGCTCGACCCCTTGCTTCCAATTCGGAGGAACCACAAATGCGTCATTAACGTTCAATTTCTAAAAGCCTCCTGACTATACCAGCGTTGGAAGAAATTACATTTAGATATGCATCCTGCCCCTCGGGAGAAGAAACCCATTTTTGTATTTCCCTCGGATCAGTTACATTTATTATTGTCAGTGGTACCATAGTTGAAGCAGCAGGTTGACTCGTAGTAGGAACTATATCAGGAGCTCCACCAGTCGCTAACGATCGACCTTTTGGTACAACAAAACTTCTATCCCTCCAACCGGCGAATATCTCAGAAGGAATCATTTTTCTTCTCATAGCTTCCATAACAGACTTACCATAATACTGTACTGCACTAACTGGTTGCATAAATTCACCAGCCGTAGCATCTATCGGGATATTATCAGCCTTGGTATGCGGTGAACGTCCTTTTACTTCCCCACCGAGTGCTAACTGTTGAGAACGCATTGCGGACACTTTTGCCATACCAGCGGCTACTGCAAATGCCGCCATAATTGGTGCTAATATATAACCTACGACAGGTATTTTCATCCCTGCTGCGTAGGCGTCTACTGCTGATTGATAAGTAGTAATTATTGTCAATCCTACTTGCATTGCTCTTTGAGCTCTTGCCCATTTTTTGGATTGCCTACCTGTCGATTCATACATCGCCCCAAATGCATCGGCCATAAAAGCCATAGCCGACTTTGTATTTGCTAGATGTGTATCTAACGCCTTCTTTCTTTGGTCTACTGCCAACTGATCTCTTTCAATTTGTTGCATACGATAAGCTTCTTCGATTAGAGCCTGCTCAGCTTTCATATCTTTAAGACTTTGAATCTCATCATTGTGTCTTTCTTGAAGCTCCGCTTTTTCTTTCTGAAACAATGAATCTAATCCAGTCCCTGTGCTAATCTTCACCCTGGCTTTTATATCTTCAATTAATTTTACAGCGGAGATCCTTTCTTTATTACGTTCCTTCTCAGCATTCCATATATCTAATTCAATATCCGCAAGGGCTTGATGATATGCAGAACGTTTAGCAAATAATTGATCTTCAATAGCAAGTTTTTTGATAGGATCTTTTTCTTCCGCTGCACCAGCCCTGAGTATTTCCATCTCATGTTCAAACTGTGCAGATATCATTTCTTTCTTGGTATCATAATACTCAGTCATTTTTATTAGACCGTATTCATATATACGATCTAAATTAGCCATTTCAGCGTTTGAAATAACCGCAAGCCTATTACTTTCGCTTTTTTGTATTGATCTAGCTCCTTTTACATCAGCCTCCTTTGGTTTTTTTAAAACTGGTCTATCTATCCCTGCCTTATCCGCTTCTGCCGCATATTCAGCCGCTTTTGTTTTCACTTTTTCAAGGAGATGTAATACTTTTTCGTAATTACTTTCTTGACCAGTGAGAGAGGCGAGGGTTTTATCAGCTTCGTCTGCAATGTTCTTCCAATATGCCGCGCTTTCCCCGAACTTTTTAGATGCTTCTGTCATACCTTCTAATTGGGCACCGACTGCTTGCATACTTTTCCCAAGACCTACAAACATCCCGGTAATATCCATTATCTCAATCAAACGACCCATCTTTCCAATTGCAGCGCCGAGAAGTCGAAAAATTGCTTCAATGCTATCAGCCAATACTTCCAAACCCGTATTAATAATCATAGAGAAAGAAGCAAAACCAAGTTTTAATCCTTCCCATATCATCTTCCAACCCCACCAAGCATCGGATAATCGGGCAACCCATTTAGCTATAGTGCCCAAAGCACCTACAACTTTATCAGCCATATCTTTCGCCCAACTGCCAAGATCCCCTTGTTCTCTTAACTCCCTTATGTGTGCTAACAAAAGAGATAAAGCTCCACGTATATAATCAAAAATACCCGCTTCCATAACCATATTTCGAAACTGGAACCAGGCATCCGACATCATACTGAGCATACCGCCCCAAGTTTTGGCGAGTTCTCCGGCAGCGCCTTTAAATTTACTGGCTGGATCTTCAAAAGCTTCCATCAACTTTTTCTTCGTTTCTTCTGCTGAATAGGAAACTCCTGCCTGAAATCCTAACATGCAAGAACACCTCGTTCTCTAAACATATCAGCGGAAGCGGCTCCAGCGGAATACATACGGATAATTTGGGAAGTGGCGTCTTGGATACCAAGACCGGTTGTTGCGGCAAGATCGGCGATCAAGGGCATATATGTCTTTACTTCTTCTACCCCACCTTCCATTACTCCAGCAAGATTTGTGGCAGCCCCCATTATCTCTTCATACTCAAAGGAGACACTACTGGCAAACTCTGCCATATCTTGAAAGAGCTCGTTGGCTTTTTTCTGACTACCAAGAATTACTTTAAGACGTACTTGGTAGCCTTCTGCAGTGGACGCAGCTTTGACAAATGATCTAGCAAGAAGACCAACACCAACACCAGCTATAGCCCCTTTTAAACTAAATATTGAACTTTTTAATCCATTAAGGGTTCTCCTAAAAGCAACAAAAGCACGATCTGTTACTTTTATTCTTTTAGCTAACTTGCTGGTCTGATTACCAATTTCTTTGAGATGCTTACCCGCCTTGTCGCGCAATAGGACAAGTATCTCCATAGTTTTACTAGCTGGCATAGGATAGTCCTTTATTTACGGCCTATGAATCTTCTCCACTCTTGTTGATTAGCAAAGTAACCAACTCGTACAGCAAAAGCTGATTCTTTTAACCGAAGATTGCTTAACTTCATGTTCTCGTTAAGGGCATCTACGAAAAACGAATAACCGTAATTTAAGGCGTCTCTATGTCCTGCTTCGATGAGAGAGCAAACCACTTTGAAAAGTCCTCGATAATCGCCTTTTTCACCTGGTCTAGAATGTCCTCCAGCCCGTTCATCACTCCCGACGTTCGGGCTGTTACGAAAAAAGCGTCATTGGCTTCCTTGAACTTTTCAAAGATTATCATAAGTTCGCTCGGAGTCATCTCCAAGAGTTCTTCCGTGGTTGCATTTACACCCATCGGGAGAACTCTTACATCTAATTCTTTTCTAAAATCGTCAAGATTTTGATTACTGAGAAGGACATCGTCCTGCATGAGGCTAATGATCTGTTTTACCGAAAGTTCCTTAACGGTAAATTGCTTCTCATACCCTTCGATCTTAAAGGTCATCGTCTTACGCATAACAAACCCTCCTTGCTTGCGTTACTATTTAACCTTCATTATGTTGAAGAAGAACTACTACTACTTGAACTACTACTCGATGTCGAGCTGCTGGAACTACTCGAACTTGAATAAGTAACATCGAAGTACGGAGTGGCCGAATGGTTAG